ATATGAGAAGGATGAGTATGGTTTTAGTAATTTTAAATCACTCGACACAGATCAACTGTATAAAGCAAGATATGGATTAACACAACATCTTATTAATAGGGTATCCAGTTTACAAATGCGAGTGAATAGGCTTCTTAAAGAATCTTAATCAAAGATAGTATGGCGTCTTATGAAAGGTCTGAATATATTGAGAACCTCACTGTAAATACAATATATACAAGGGGTGATAATAACATAAATTTACCCGCCTTTCAGTTTCTAGCAACTGATGGTGAAGGTGGAACTTTCTGGACGACTCCATCATCATTATCATCGCTTCTATATGGTGCTAGTTTTCATAGAATAAAGACCAGTGTAGGAACATATACTGCAGACCAAGCTACAAATGCAACATTCTCATTACTTGATGGGCCAAATGCTGGTCTTATAAATGATCCTACGGCATCTAATACAGCCCTCTTATATGCAAAAGCGTTTGGACAATTTGATATTAGTGGGCAAGAAAACTCTATTATTGCATTTGACCCTGTTGCTAATAAGGTGAACAGTAACGTATTATTTGTAGGAACAGGTGGTATTACTATTACGGGTGACCCCCAGACAAATACCATGTTTTTTGATGGTAGAGAATTACCCTTTGTTAGCACACTACCATATTCATTCAACAAAATGCTTGTATATAGTAATGTACCCGCAAACACAGTTGAAGCTAGTACCAGTAAAAGTATGATTATGGAAGCTCAAGGACCTTCTTCTATTTTAAGTTTTGTTGGTGAAGATGTAGTTGTCATTAAAACAAATTATGCAAAGAATCAAATTATATTTTCTTTATCAACGATTACATTACCTCTTTTAAGTACACTTTTAGGAAATCAGAATTTTCTAATTAGCACGGCAGTTACAAGTATTCAATTATCGACTCTTTCTACATCATATGGACAAATATTATCATATGATGTCTTCGAATCTGCAATATGTACAATGTCTACTAATATTGATGATAAGATTGCATACAATTCAACTATAATAGGAAATGTTGATCGATTTTCAAGAGGTATATCTAGTGTCTGGTACACATATTTTACAGATAGGTATCTTTTTAGTATATCTACAGGGTCAAATATAGTTTCATCAGCATCCGTTTTACAATCTGAAATTGATATACTGAATCAACAAGCCTCTAATAATTCACGTGTAATTACGACGTCTAGTATTTTAACTCCATATTATTGGGCGTCTACACTTGTAGAATTAGAAAACGCTAATTTAGTCGCTATTCCATCAAATAGTCCATCAGTATCACCATTTAAAATAACATATTATCCCACATATTCCAGTTTCTATAATGTATTTAATGATACACGACTTTTTGGAAATCCAGTCAGCCCCTCTATATATACGACATCACTTGATATACAGTCTGGTAATGCCACAATATCTACAATGAGCACACTAGCAAATGTGAAATTTTCAAGTATGTATGCGCTAAAAGGTACATTTGCATTTTTTCCAAATGATGATCCACATCCATTCTCGGTATCATGGAAAGGCAATCTCGCATTCAATATAAATGGTGTAGACTATACACCAAAAGGTCTGCCATATCCACGCTTGGATGCATTCAAAACTGTTGAAAATACAATAACAGATAATATAACGGATCAGCCAATTTGCGTAGTAAATTTCACATATTCCAAGATTAACGAAACCGACTATCTAAAATTCACAAATATGACAGATTATCTAGACGGCGGGCAATCATATTCTATTGCACCAATTTATAATTCATATGGTTATAATACTTTAGAAGCCCCACTTTTCAGTGAATCTATTTCATGGCTTCCTAAGACCTTTTCTAGTTTGAGTAACGTGGCACCATATCTAGAATTATCATCCTACGTAATGGTTGCCAGTACATTTTACACAACTGGATGTAATACTAATTTTAATATTGCTGCTAATGGGTATAATTCTATAACCTTTTTAGAGAGTACTACAAATATATCTAAAGTTGCATATAATCAAAGCTTGGATAATGGACAAACAAAAAATGTTGCACTTAGAGCATATTCTGCAAGTAACGCATTTGATTATAGCTTTGGAAGCATTATCCCATCTAGCCCGTATATTCTAGAACTAGTATATGGACGCCAGCGTCCGACTGAAACTCTACGTATAAGTTCATTATATACAAATCAATTGGGATACAAATATACTGCGGCTGTTTATATGTCGTCTATATTATATCTATCAAATGTCTCGTCATATAATGGTGAATTTGTAAATCTAAATCTAAGTAATTTTACAGTGGTTCAACAAAATGTATCTAGTATATATGCATCCAGTTTAGTGACATATAATACTATTACAAATAATCTCAATGCATCAAGTATATCAACATATAATATAAATGCCATAAATCTATCCGTTTCAACTATTTCTTCATCATATGCAGATATTTCAGCATTAACAATCTCTAGTATCAATAATAATAGGGTAATTGATTTGGGAGGAAATCATCCATGCACGCTTTCTACATTTGCTACCTATCTCAATAATATCAATTCAACAATCAATGTGGGTCTCTCCAGTTTGATGTCTACAATCATGACAAATCCAATGGCCGAATTAGGCAATGATGTCTCAACTATTTCTACTCTTTATACAAATATATTATTTATAACATCAACTATCAGTTCAAGTATAGATACTTTCAGTACAAGTTTGGTAGACGTTGGTGGTGGAACTGATAGTTCAACTATTTCTACTCTACTTACAAATATAGTATTCATAACATCAACAATGAGCACAAGTATTGACTCGTTTAGTACATCTCTAATACCTGTTATGGAATCAACTATAATAACATCACAACTATACGCAAGTACAATCTTTACATCGTCAATTAATGTTTCTGGAGATAGGCAGCCCTTTATACAATATGGTTCAAATACAACCGCTGCGACTGTAACACTTGGTAAATCATATAAAGATACTACTTACGCTGTTCAATTGACTTATGCTGAGGGGTCAGTAACCACACCATTAAATGTTAGTGCTAAAACCACTTCACAATTCACTATTAATGGCACAGCTTCAAAGGGTGTATTCTGGACAACATTTGGTGATATTTTCTAATTCCATTCTAAATCAAATCCTTCTCTCATTGCAAACTCTTTCGCCCAAGACTCCAAACAGCCTTGTACGACAGCAGTCGGTCTATATGGCCATGGACACATGAACACGGCATTTTTTTCAGAATGCTTTCTAACTATAGCCAAATGCAATCTATCAGATTTCATACATGTCTCGTAAAAAATATCCTGCCCCTTTATATTTTCAGCAACATTTGAACGAATACAATATCTAGACCACTCAGACTTCGGAAATCCAAGACGGGTAAATTCAACTAAAGCAGATGAAAGGACTAGATTCAAAAACTCTACATATGATGAGATTCTCCACAGAGTTGCCTGAAATGTAAATCTATATGTGTCGTGTTTACTCAGAATCTTCCAATCACCCTTATATGTATTATCATGAATTGACGGACCTGGAGACGGCATTAATCTGAGACTGTTTACCCTTGAATCAGATCGTATGATTGAGAGCGCCTCATCAATATCTGGTGCTCTATCCAGCCAGAAATCGTCCTGAAGTGGTAATACGAATTCGTATTCGGGTATATAAGATAAAGCGGCTACACGACTTTCTAAAAATCCTGCTTCATTGTTCTGAAGCCGTATGAGATGCACATTTTCTAGTTGAAGTATACGATGAACAGATTCATCTAGAGAGGTGAGTTCAGTTGCTAAAAATATGGGCACTGAAGAAAGAAGGGGCGCATATCTACGAATACATGTAACTTGAACCTCAACAAGTTGCATGTATTTAGGCGTTGTATTAATTAGCATACACCATGACATCTAAAATAAGATGACTATTTTTGTTTATATAGAATCTAAATAATATATTATATAATTAGATGGTACGATCCGGTACCCGGAAAATTCGGAAATTATTCAATCATGCATATGCAATTAGTATGAATCCAAATGGGACACGATTTAAGCAAACACGTAAAAGTGCTAAAAAGGCTGGATTAAATATTACAGCTGTTCCCGGTGTATTAGTCACTAATTCTATGGCTAAAAAAGGGATACGTGGAATTTCTAGAAAAATTCATAATTTTAAGAGGGGACGCGGTGTAATAGGCTGTTTTCTAGGACATCGTAAAGTTCTTGAAAAAATCGCAAATGATAAGACCGATAAATCTGAAGCAACACTTATTTTTGAAGATGATGTTATATTTCCTTCAAACTTTCTAGAATCATTAGAAAATATTAAAAAGCAATTTCCAAGTGATTGGGACCTTGTATTTTTAGGAAACACAAAAAGCCTTCGTGGTAAACAATTATCTAAGAATATATTTGAAGTACATGGTGATATTTTTCCTTGGGGAGCTTGGGCATATATTGTTAAAAATAGTTCAGTTAAGACTAGGCTTTTACCTGAATTAAGCATAATGAAAGAAGCCATTGACCATCAATACTGCATGATGTCTAAAACTGCAAATATATATAGAATATATCCAAATATAGTTAAGTTAAATAAAACCACGCATTCAAATATAATGCAAATATCGAGTAAAAGTATCTAATGTGGAGAAATAATCTATATAGTCTGAAGAGGTCTAAACTATTCCGACTATAATATGGTAGATGCTTGCAAGAAACCCTAAAACCGGTGGAACAATTCGCCTTATGAGGTCAAATTCGTCAGTCTGGAAAAACAGAAAAACACTAGTTTGGATGAAGGAACCTCCTTCAGAAAATGCAGGTCGATGGAAGCGCTGGGATATTGCAATTGAGGGTGTCGATCCAAAGCTACTTTTGTGGGAACCCCAACTAGTCGTGTTAAGAAATGATTCACCAGAAGTTCGCAGATGGCTAGCAACGCCTGAGGCAAAGGATGTGCGTTTTATACTGATTTCCTCAAAAATAGTTGAGAGTATCGGCGAGGATACATTCGGAGGATTTAATCTGGGTAACGTGCTATGTTTAGAGGAGTTCTCAGTCATGTATCCCTTTATCGGATCTGATTGGGATGGGACTATGGAGGATGCACTAGTATCTGCATCTATAGTCTTTCGTTATCAGAGGCTTATTGGTGTCAAAGCTGGTCACTCACGCCTATCAGAAGCCCTACTCAAACCAATCAAACTAGAAATTCTTGAGGTTGCAGATTTACCTGAACCTCTAGTTCTCATTCAACAGTATTATAAGCCGCCTCAGCAATCTCGCGCTAAGGAGCTTGAAAAGTGTCTCATTAAAAATCTAGATAATCCCCTAATTGATACAATCTACCTTTTTGTTGAATCGAAAGATATTAAGCTACCCCAGCATCGTAATAGCGGGAAACTAGTATTGATTCATAAAAAGTCGCGTATAACATATGCAGATTGTATTGAATTCATACAAAATAAAATTGGTAAAGGTTCGCTTGTAGCCTTCGCCAATGCAGATATTTATCTAGATGATAGCTGGGCATCATTGTGGTCAGTAGATCTACATGATATATTCTTTGCGTTGCTACGATGGGAAGAGACTGGCAATAATGGTCAAGGGCAGCCTGAACTTTTTAGTCAGAATGGTCCTCGTTCAGATTCTCAGGATACTTGGGTCATACACAGCGACAGTGTTGTCGAGAGACGCTGGAATCTAGATCCCTTCAGAATCCAATTCGGCACAGCCGGTTGTGACAATGCGATTCTCGTGGAGTTTCTCAGAAATAAATTCAGAATTGTAAATCCTGCAATGAGTCTCCGTACTCTACACGTCCATGCATCGCAGATTCGTAATTATGATCCAAAGGATATTGTGGATAGACCAGTCTATATGCATGTCGATCCCAATGGAATCCATGAGCTAAACCCTGTTACCACATGGGATGAATGGACATGCGATGCTCTCAACTATAAACCTCTTGATAGGCCCCTCAAGGCTACAACTTCCAAGATGTTGAATATGTTCTGTTCTCAAATGAATCGGGACACGAGTTTTGCATGGTCTGTAGATGGAGCCAATTCATATGTGACACCTGCAAATCAGGACCATCAGATTAAGATTACCTGTGGAGCCTTTGTCAGTTGTAATGGTCTAACATATAAACATACTGATCTTTGTGTGGGTTCAACGGATATACAAAAGGAATTGTGGTCAGACAATAAGATTAGCCATTTAATGCCTGCTCAGATGACTGACACGATGATGTGTTTTCCACTAGAAACCGAGTGGCTAGATAGACCTGCACTATATACTCTGTATTACTTGTCTCGGGTTATCAAGCAACATCATGAAACACCTGAGGCATCATTCTGGTGTAAGCAAAGTGCAGACCTATTGCCAGCATTTAAGCTATTCAATTGGAAATCGCCACGTGGTCGCCTTATTCATTATAGCGAACAGACACAGGTTTTTGCAAATAATATTGTAGGTCGTACTGCACATTCAGTGCGTCTAATGCCAACAGACATTGATGCTCTGCGAGATAATGTATTTGGTGGATGGACAAAAGAAGCAAATGATAAGGTTATCGTAGTTATCTCTGATGAACTCCATATCAAAGATGACCTACTCAAGTCTGTTGAGACATACCTTGAAAGAAAGGAATATGAAATCCGTGTGATTTATTCTAGGGCTGAGGCATCTTTCTGGGCAGACACACTTTGTGGAGCTGGTCGAGTCATTCTTAGTTCATCAGTAAAAAACCTCAAATATGACACTTGGGCTTGGATGTGGTTGGCACCTGTCGCCTGTAAGATTCTAGAGTTACAGGAGGAGCGGGAGCCTTCCGATTCTCTTGTTCATCTTGCAGCAGCTGCTTCACTTGATTGGACACTTTTACAGTATCCAAGATCAACTCCAGAAGGGTTCAAGAAAATTGTAATGAAAGAGGTTGATAAATGGTTACATGCAGAAATGGCAGCAACTCTACCCCTTGTCTTGACACCTCCAAAGTCAATGAAATTCGGCTTTTTCGGGCACAAGGGCGATTCGTTCAGAGAGCTAATTACTATGTGGGCCGAAAAGGGATATATCGAACACAAGGAGGATCCCATTCTAACACAGTGCTGGCTAGGAGGTGTAGGAAAGGTCTTACTTTATGATAGACCCACCTGGTCTTGGTTAGAGAAGTCTGGGGAAGCTGAGCAGTCATATAAGATCTGTCTTGCAGGAAATCCTCCAGCGTCTGAGAA